ACATCACCATCCTCCTGTCCTACAGGATCGAGTGCCTCTGTGCTCATTCTACGTTTAGCAGCATTACCTGATCCTCTATCAGTTTCTGAACCACGACCCTTACGACCAGATCTCTTAGGAGCATTTGGTCCAGGTCCGTCAGTTTCTCCAGCAACGTTACCCTTCGATCTCATAGAATACTTACTATGAAGACGACTTGCTGCTCTACCTTTTGCAGCAGCTTGAGTGGTCATCACACGCTTTACAGCAGAGTGCATTTTGGGTTCATCATAACCCTCTTCAACTTCTACTTCTTCTTTCTCAACTTGAGGTGCCATCACCTTCATGTGAGGGTCATACTTAACGTCAGTTTTCTTTGCTGGTTTTGCATCCTTAATTGAAGGAGCACCTTTCATATCTGCTTCATCAACATACTTTTTCTTCTTGTATTCAGGATGGTCATCCATACCACCAGGTTTTGTACCATGCTTCTTCTCAAGAGCTGCTCTCTTTGCTGCAGTCTTCTTCTTAATACGCTCAGCAGCAGACATTTGATCTGCCTTTGGAATACCCGTTACAGCACCTAGTTTTTCAGCAGGTTTACCAGGAACAGCAGATTCAGAAATACTTTCTCTATAGATCTTAGAAAGCTCGTTAAGATGAGTCATGAGTATAGAATTTTACTTTTTAATCTTATACTTATTTATGAAATTCTTAATCTCTTTCGTACCAGTCATTCTCATAGTATACTCTCTTTGAACGTCAGTACCAACTTCTCTCTGCGGACCAGGCACACCAGAAGGACCAGGATAGTTTACTAAACTTTCTTTCACATCTTTGATCCAGGACTTGAACATGAAGTTCTCTCTAGTTACACAGATAAGATGATTAGTACCACGACGAATGATCTCACCAATCAATCCTGTGTTGAGATTTTCTACAATATCTCCAAGTCTAAAGATCCTATCAGCAACATAGTTTTCTCTGAGAGATTTCTGATCAAGTTTAGGTGCAATCTCCCAAGTCTCGGACTTAACTTTCTTAAGTTTCATTCCTCCTCTTACAGCATCAAATAGTTGCTGCGTATCTACATCCTTGAGATTCTTTGGAGTTCCCTTACGGAAGGATTCAAAGTCATCATCAACAACTGCTTTCCTCATCTTAGATGCGGACATTCCCTCTACACCTGCTGCGTCTGCATCACGAGCTCCTGCAGAGATTACGCGGATTAATCCGAACTCATAGAGTTCACCATTATATTTCTGAGCAAGGTTTTCAAACTCTGCTTGACGATCAGATCCAACAATAATATTTACGTTCTCATATCCATCTTCCGATGCGGTTATCAATACATCGAAGATACTCTTCATATCTGGATCGTTAATAATCTGCTCCTCATAGTCAGGGAACATCTTTCTCATGAACGATACTTTCATATCAGGATCAAGAGGATTCTTCTTAGGATCCTGAGATCTAGAAGGATAGATCTTCAACTCACCACCCTCAGATGCTTTCTGTGCTGCAGAGAGAAGTTTCTCATGTCCAACAGTTGGTGGATTAAAACGACCAAACACAACTGTAAGAGTATCTGTAGCAACCTGCTGTTCCTCTGGTGGTGCTTCTTTCTTCTGTGCTTGTGGTTGTGCTTTTGGTTCTTCTTTCTTCTTTGGTTTCTTATGATCGATTGCCGCACCACTAGGAGTTCTGACCTGATCAGGATCCTTCCCAGGTTTCTGTCCCTTATCGTAAAACTTTAATTTTCCACCTTCAGTTTTCGCAACAAACTCTCCCTTGGAGTCTACCCATCCTCCATGTCCGTCGCTCTTTAGATTCAGTTTCTTTGCCTGCAAGGAAGCTTGTGAAGCAGTTGCTTCTCCCAGGAATTGAAATAGATTCTTCATCGATAATGATATACCTTATACCTTTATTTAGTAGCGAAGTCTGCTTTCAAAAATAAAACATCGTTATCCAAATCATATGGAGACTTTGGAGGTTTCGAGGTTACTTGTAATGCTGTTGTAAATCGATAGTTATCCATTGGGTTACTACCACCTCTCTTCACTCTAATCCTTATCCTAAGTTTAGGGTTAAACTGTGGTATTGGTAAATTAGCAGGATTAGACCTCATATAATATAATCCATATCCACCAATCTGAATATAATATGTTTTTTTAGTAGCATAATAATTCCAAAGTGCCGATGAGTTGATGGGTAAGAATGCATCTTTAAACCTAGCATAATCAGAAGTTACCATATCCTTCGTAAAAGACTTTGATGGTACATTGCCTTTATTAGGTACTCCCTTGTTTCCCCATTGAGTGTTTACAAATTTCTCAATTCCAACTGCACTCAACAGTCCACGCATCTCTTCTGCTGCTGCAGTTTTTGCACCACCAAGTTCCCACTTCTTTTTCTTTGGTTCATAAGAAAGAGTTCCTTGACCGTAGTCTGCTTTTAAATCTAATTTTATTTCTAACTTATTATCCTTTCCGCCATAAATGAACATAGCATCTGGAGCATTTGCATCAGAACCTGCTGGAGTAAAACCAGATGGAACTAAATCTTGTTTTTTTAATGCTGTATGTATTTTAGTTTCATAAAGAAACCCTGCTTGTCCAGCCATGTTTTTATCTTTATTTATTCTTATTAAGTTTGAAATATAATTTATAGTATTTCTTTTTCATAGTGTTGATAATTTCTCTGTCTTCATTGAATCCCATGTACTTCATTAAAGTAGAAGAACCCTCAAGTTCACTAATCAACCTGAGGATATCTATAGGATTTACATCAGAGTTTTCCATCCACAAATGCGCTGCCGACGACTCTAGTATACTGATCTAGCGTTCCTTCTTGCTCACATTTAAGATGCCATCTAGTCATACTAATTACATCTTCTTTTTTTAATCCACTAAGCATCTTCCGACCTTCTTTTGTTTCAGAAGACCATAAACCCAATCTAGTTTCCCATACGCGGAAACAATCATCAATCCATTCTACTTCAGCAATCTCGGGATGTACTGATGGCTTTTGTGATTCAGTATTCATACAATTAATTCGTTGTCTTTTAGATAATGTAGAGTTTCTTTTAAAGATCCTCTATGATGAACTCCGATTGCAATCTGGGGATACTCTGCTTCACTCCCAAACTCTGCCCGAAATTGACTTTCGGTAAATTCTTTATTCAGAATATACTCATGAAAATCTTTGTAGATACTTTTGAGGAGCATAATAGCTCTCTCACATTCTTGATTGCCGTTACTATAGATCCATGCTCTGGTAGTCATTTCTTTTGATGGTTGTATTCGATTACAATTTTTTCGTGTTCGGTGGTTTTATCACAACAAATGAAATAGTGTGCTTTACCATCTAGAAGTTCTTCAATCTTCTCTACTAGATTTTTAGCAATATTCAGTTTAGTTGGTTTTTCCCAATTAGATCCTTCCACTAGTTTAGAGATACCTTCTATCTGAGTGTCCACAGCAAATTTTCTAAAGTCGTCATCGATCATTTTGCCACTCATCAATTTCTTCTTGGGTAGGAACTTCGATTGTGAAGGCAAGTCCTTCTTCTTCAAATTCCTTATTCATTTTTTCGTAAGTTTCGGGAGTAATTTTTTCAGTCACGTTGCCTCCAATCATCGGGTTTATCTTGTCTGAACCAGTCTATAATTTCATCTGCACCGTCAAATCCCGATTTATAATTAGATGGGTCGGGATCTCCTAGCCCCATCTTATTCATAAAATCATCCATACTTCCCTCCTGAATATCCTGAGCGGCATGGCGACGTGCTTTACGAAGCCACTCTCTAGCAGTAGTATTCGCTTTTGCTAGTTTTTCTGCCCAAATCATATCGTCCAGTTGGACTTCTTCTTTGTTTGCAATCTTAGAACAAATGAATTCTAGCCTGAGGCGATATTGAGTTGATAGCATACTAGTTAATTTTGAGTTTGTCTTTTAGATCAAGAACCTTGTTAACCTCGTTAACCGCAGCAGACATCCTAGCACCTAGGATATCCATGATATCTTCGTAGATTATTTCATTATCCACGTAGTCATCAAAGTATGTGTCGATTGCTTCTTTAAGATACCTTTTGCGATGCCACTCAGGGGAGTATGGTTTGTACATGATGTTTACTGTTCAGTTTTGACTTCTTCTTCAGTCTTCTTATTAAAGCCAAAGGGTCCAATTTTATTTTTGACTTTGTTTTTCATAGCAACCCCAGCAAGAGATTCCATTACTTTTAGAACCTG